AAAAGAACTTCGCCGTAGGACAGTCCATCGATCACGAAGCCCTGCACGTGAATGTCCGTGTTCACGCCCAGCTGGTAAGGGTCCCCGACCGCTGGATTGAGCGTACCGGCGCAGCCCTCATGGCTGAAGTCGATCAGCGTCAGGGAGCTGCGGATGACGTGCCCAAGGGAGTCGAGGACGGGAGTCAAACACGTGCGGAACATCCCGCCGACGCCCTCCATGTGGGTCTTGTTGCACAGCGTGCCGATGAACACGGAGCCCTTGCCGGTTCCCGGACCCACTTCGCCATCCGGCTCGCACCGGATGCCGCCATACGGACAATCGAAAAACAGGGTGTTGCTCAGTGTAACCAGGTTCAGCGAGCAATTTGCCAGTTGCATACCGATCCCACATCCCTGCACGCTGAAGTTTTCCAGGAATACGTTGCCGATGAAGTTGTTGTCGGCGTTTGCCGTGTTCAGGCCCTGGAAGCCGATGCCGGCGCCAAAGCCCATCACACCGATGTTCGAGAAGCGGAAACCCGAGATGTAGCGGCCGTTGGCAGCGCCGCGCACGATCTTGATCGGGTAGCCACCGTTGACTTTGCTCAGCGTCGGGTTATAGAAGTTGATGCCGTCGATCGAGATGTTCTCGTTGGCAAAGGTGAGGAACTCGGCGCGAATCACTGTACTGTTGCCCACAGCGCTCGACACCAAACAGGTGCCCGCGCTGCTGGCAGTTTGGTGGTTGCCGGTCCTGGATCCCTGTAAATGCACCGACCGGAACGAACCGGTTACCAAGAGCTGGGCCGTCACCAGGTAATTGCGCGGGCCGAAGCCGATCGCGCCGTTGACCACCATGGCCGCGTTGATGGCTGCTTGAATGGCCAAGGTATCGTCCGACACGCCGTCCCCTTTGGCGCCGAACCACTCGACGTACGCGGGGCCGCAAAACTGACGCTTCCAGCGCCGGCCGGCTGCGTCGACGATGATCGTGCCGCCGTTGTCTGCGCTGGTCGTATCTTTGCCATCGACAACGAAATTGCCGGCGATGCCGCTGGGCGCTTTGGTGGCAAGAAATCCGCTGATATAGGCAGCCGTTTGCGGGCCTGCATAGTCGCGCAGCGACACATAGCTCGGCAAACGCAAGGTATCGAGTGCGCCGGCCAGCTTATCGGCGCCATACCCTACACCCTTGGCGCCGTCCGGCCCTGCCATCGACTCGGCGTTCGCCCGGGGCAGGTTGTCGACGCCATCGGCCTTGCGGGTCCACACGGTCGACCCATCGGCGCGCTTCAACGCGATGTCGTACGACCCGGATCCCAGGTACAGCGGTGTCGGCAGCTCGCCGCGCGCATTGAGCGCGATGTACTGTCCGCCAGCACCGTCGGGCGTATAGGTATGCGGCACCGTGCCATCTGGATCGGTGAACGCGATCTTCTGCGCCGTCGTCCCATAGATGTAGGTGTAGAGCCGCCCGCCGACCAGCAACTGGCCGACGTCCGTGAACTCTTGCAGGTTGAAGCTCGCTGGCTGACTAGCTGGCATCGGTGGTCCTAAAACAAGAAAGCCCCGCATGAGCGGGGCCGGGATGAAAAAAGCCCACCGGGTCAGGGTGGGCCGCTGGGATGAAACGGTGACTTACTTCAGCTGCTGCGGCGCTGGCGTGACGATCTTGCCGCCCATCTGGCCGCCAAATACGCCGATGTTGTTCGACAGCAGCATGTTGCGTTGGTTGATGCCCTGGACAAGTGCCTCAAGGCTGTTCAGGTTCCGTGCGCCGGCGGAACCTCTGGCTAGCAGCATGTTGCCCATCTCGTCGCGCACGGTTTGCGGCGTGGCCACGCGATTCCATGCGTTTTTCGCGGAGCCGATCGCCGACAGCACATTGCCGGCCTTCAGCGCGGCGCCGGCCGCGCCGGCATCGCTCATAGCGGCTAGGTCGAGATCGCCCATGCCTGCCTGGCGCGCGGCGGTCTGGGAGCCCTGGCCGACGCTCTGCAGGCGCTTGAGCTGCGCTTCCTTGGCCACGCTCGAGGCGAACTCGCGGTAGGAGCGCAGGTCGCCGAATACAGCCTTGAGCTTTTCCTGGGTGGCCGGCTCCTTCCACATGTTCATGATCTGGGTCTGGCCGCCCTGGGTGCCGAGCTTGGCGCGCAGTCCCTCGAAGGCGCCGATCCGGAACGCCTGCAGCTCGTTGTCCGACATTCCCTTCATCATGCCCAGAATGCTGGTCTCGTCACGGTTGATCGCCAGCTTGCCGGCGTTGGCCGCGTCGATGAGCTGCGACGGCGCTGAGAAGGCTTCGCGCGCATCCCGGTATAGCGATTGTCCGGTCTTGCCGTTGGTAGTCGCGGCGTCGAGGGCGGACACCAGCTTCGTTCTCAGATCCTGGTAGGCGTTGCCCAGCGGCGTCAGGGTACCATCCTGGTTCATCGCCTTGCGGCTGGACAGCACTTGGTCGACACCTTGCTTCACGTGGTCGAGGTCGCCCATGTTCCACTTCGCCGGCGCCTTGGCGTCGAGAGTGAACGGCATCTGGCGTGCGGTGGCGATCTCGCGACCCAGCTTGGTCACCCCCAGCTCTTCTGCGTGCTTCATGATGTCGACCAGGTCCTGGCTTGGGACGATGTCCGTTTTGCGCAGCTGGTTGTACAGCGGCGCCGAACCCTGCTGCCGGCGCGTGATCAGCGACTCCACGGTGGTCGGCAGGCGCTGGCCCTGGGTGTCGAGCGCTTCTTCGGCCGCAGTGCGCATGCGGGCGCCGACGCCGGCCGTGCGCTGCCGCAGCAGGTTGGCGGCTGCCTCCTTGGTGCGGCCGGGCAGGATCGCCAGCGTGTCGAGCAGCTGGTTGGTGTTGCGGCCGCCGGCGTCGGCCAGCACCGCTTCGTCGCCCAGCTTGCTGAAGCGCGCCGCGACTTGGGTCAGCGGATTGATCGAGCCGCCGGTGGCCAATGCGCCGCGCGCGTCGCGCGCCAAGGCCTCGGCGACCTTCTGCTTTGCGTATTCCGCCGCGCTGGTCTTCGAGAAGCGTTGCGCCACATTGCTGCCGACCGCACCGAGTACCGCCGTAGCCGGCGTGGCCGCAGCGCTAAATGCCGCGCCGGTAGCCGCGCCGCGCCCGCCATCGGCCAGCATGCCGCCGAGGGTTTCGGCGTTCGAATTGACGGTACCGGTCACGGCGCCGTACATCGCACCAACGCCAGAAGCCTGGGCTGTGCGAGGCACCAGGCCGACGACCGTTTTGGCGCCGGCCACGGAGCGCAGTGCGTTCGGAATCGCTGCTCCCAGCGGCATCGTCGCGACGATCTGGCCACCGACTTCGCCTGCGCCATTGGCGATCGGGCTGGCAGCCTTGTAGGGCGCGTTCTGGGCTTCGAGTTTCGCCTTACCGGCATCGGCGTCGTGCACGAGCCAGTCGGCAATGCGCGATAAGGATGATGTCGGCTTCTTGCCGCTGACCACGTTTGCCAACGTCGGCGCGGGTTTGCCAGGCATGACGTCGTCTACCGCGGCCAGCACTTTGCCGTAGAGGCGCTGCGCACCGAGGACCATCTTGCCGAAGCCGGTACCGGCGCCGGCGCCAAAGCCCATCGTGCCATCGCTGATCGTCTTACCGGCGCTGCCGGTGCCGCTGGCTGCGCTGGGGGCCGCTGTGGGTGCGCTGGCCAGGTGACTGACGATCTCTTCCGGCTTGTAGCCTGCAGCTGTCGCTGCCTTTACCTTGTCCCCATACTCGGGAGAAGACGCCAGGTGGCCGGCGATCTCGGCATCGCTGTAGCCTGCAGCCTTGGCTGCGGCGATCTTGTCTTGAATGGCTGCCATGTCTTAGTGCCCGAAAATGTCGGAGAGCGACGGCTTGGCGTCGCCCAATTTCGGCGGAGTGGACGAGCTGCCGGCCGGCGCGCTGCCGTGTGTACCGTTGCCGCTGATCTGGTCGCGCAGGTGCGCACGCACGTTCTGCGGTGCGCGGGATGCGGCATCCATTTCGGCATATAACTGGTTGACCGCAGCCTCGTACGAGGCCTGGTCCTGTGCTTCGCTGAGGAGGTGCTGCGCATGATCGAAGGAAGCCTGCGTCGGCTTCTGGCCGCGCGCCATTGCGCCCGCATAGGCGGTCACCAGGCCGTTATTCGCGGTGGCAAACTTTTTGAGAGCCGGGTCGTTGGTCTGGGTGTTGAACATCACGCCGAGCTTGCCGAACGGAAGGACTCCGCTGCGCGACACTTCGCGGCCGGCGGCGATCGCCAGCGGCGCCAGTTCCTTGGCCTCCGAGATCGCGTTTTCGACCCGTGCACTGATGTTGGCCGATGTGCGCAGCCCGTTCTTCAAACCCTCGAAGTCCGCGATTTTTGCTGAAATCTCGGTCGGCGACATGCCCTTGCTGGAGGCGTAGTCGGTGATCGCGTTCTGGATGCCCCGCAGGTCTTTCGCACCTTGGGAGCCGCGGCCGACATTCTTCATGCCGCTGGTATCGCCGGCGTCGACAAACTGCACCGCAATGCGCTTTTTCGTGGCGTCGCTCAATCCGGACCCGTCGTCGCTTTCGGCCCTGTCGGTGATCATCTGCTGCACCTTGATCTGGTTGGCACGGTTCGCATCGCCTTCTGACTTGATCCGCTGATCTGTGACGCCGAACTGGCGGACTTGCTCGGCCTGCTTGGCCGCCTCGAGCTGCTGCTTCAGCTGCTCGGTCACCGACTGGCCGCCCTGCATCGCCGCCACCTTCCACTTAGCGAAGGTCTGCGGATCCTGCGCCGCCTGCTGGATCGCCGCGACACCACGCTCATACTGCCCCGGCTGCTTGAACAAGCCGAGTGCCTGGCCCTCCTGCGCCCAGGCCAGGGCATCCTCGGGGCTCTGGACCGTGGCAAGCTTTTGCGCATGAAAATCGTGCAGTGCAGCGTCGCGGGCCAGGTTGGTCTTGGCCGTTTCCGCCTCGTCCTTCGCTGCGGCCGCGGTACCCTTGCGCTGCTCGATCAGCGACTTGCTGAGCGCGTCCGCCGCGGCAAATCCTTCCGGCGTCGCGGTGCCGCGCATTGCCTGGATGCGCTGATCGTCGGTTGCCCCCTGGGGCAGACCCATCAGCGCCGTGCGCAGCTGCGCGGCGCGCTGGCTGGCCTGCTGGCCTTCGTCGAACTTCTGCCGGCCAGCGGCCAGCTCAAGCGCGTTCTGCTGCAGCGCCTGCTTGCGCACGTCCGCCTGGTCTAGCTCGGCGGAGTACTCCATGACCGATTTCGGCGGCGCCAGGTATTGCTGGAAGATATTGTCGTTGGCCATGTGCTTTCCTTGTTATGTGCCCAAGCTTTCGCCGTTCGGCATGGTCCATCCGTCGTTGCCTCCGGAGTACTGGTTGGCAGCGGTGTACGAGTTCGGCGCGGCCGATGTTTTGCGCCCGTACAGGGCCATCAACTGGTTGCCGGCATTGCCCCAGATGTTGCCTTGGGCGAGGGTAGCGGCGCCGGCGTTGTTCCCGGCCGCCACCACCAGGGCGCTGTTCGCGCCTGCCGTGTTTGCACCCTGTGCGCCGACGTTCTGTGTCGCGGTTTGTCCGACGCCGGCCAGCGCGGCCAGGCGGTTCAGCCGGTCCGTGCGCGCCTGGTTCGCCCGCGCGTAGGCTGCGCTGTAGCCGTTGGTGGCGTAGTCGGTACCGTACTGGGCTGCTGCCTTCAGCGCGGCGCCGGAAATGCGCCCACCGGCCGCTGCGGTCTGCCGGTCGATCGCCTGCTGGCCCTGATGGAGCCCGAACTGGTAACCAGGATCCATCTGGATGCCGGTCGCGTCGAGCGGCGTGTCGTTTTCGGTCGCCAGCTTGCCGAGTGCGAGCTTGCCAGCCTCTAGGTAGGGTGCCTGGTTGGCCTGGGTGACGTCGAACTGGCGACGATTCTCGGCCAGCGCGTCACTCGTCCCCTGGGCTTGCTTGTCGGCGGCCTTGCTGGCGGCGTTGCTCGAGATGAGCGCGCTGCCGACCGTCGCCGCTCCTGCCCCTACCAGTGCAGCCGTGGCTGCGGACATTCCAAACATTTAGCCTCCCAGTTTCAGTTCGTGTGCATGCTCGAGGACAGGCACACGGCTTTGCAGCAGGTGCGCATCCTCGACCAGATCGTTTTCCAGCTCTTCGATATCGGTCTTGTCGGTCGCAAAAAATCCGGTGCACCAGGTATCCGCGTGCGCATAACCGACGCGCTTGACGCCTGGCTTGCTCACGAACGTGTGACGCCCGGTAAGCCGCTGCATCCCGCCGTCAGTCAGCACCGTGATATCGCCGACGAACTGCACCAGGTGCTCGGTCTTGTGCACGGCGCCAGTCAGCACGGTCCCAGCCGGGATGAACATCTCGCGCGCGTAGATCCCGGGTGAAAAGTAGTGCTTGGTCGGGGTCTCGACCTGTGGACAACCGAGGATGAACTTCTCAATTGTCAGTATCTGTTCGCGGGTCGGCCTACCGGTGGATTCGATCGCATCCAGCGCCGTGTCCATGGTTTGCAGATCCGTCATCCCGCCACCCCGATCTCGCCCTCGCCAGACACCGACAGCGCGCCGGCCGCACTTGCCCCGCCCACCAGGAAGTCGGCAGCATCGATGCGCAGCAGACCATACCAGTCGTAGGAGCCGTTCGCGGCAATCAGCTGGCCCTGGCCGATCACCTCGGTGCCGGCCGCATTCGCGCCGGTCGCGCCCAGCCACATCGAGAAAGCTGCCGCCGCGTTGCTCTTGTTGACGATGCGCATATGCTTCAGCACGATGTACTGGGGAGATGCGCCCGCGTTCACGCCTCCAGCAGCCGTTGGCGGGTTAAGCAGGTTGGTGGTAAGCGCCGCGGTCAGCGCGACGGGGCCGAAGCGGAATGTTTTGTTCGATGCCATGTTGGTCCTTTAACTTGAGAGAATGCCGTTTGCCACCAGCGCCGCGATGACGCCCGCGAGCGTGCCGCCCGATGCCGCCGCCGACTGGGCCGCCTTGCCGTTGCAGCCGAACCCGCCCGAGGCCACGAGCGTGTCGACGCTGGCGGTCGTTGCCGTCAGCGCCTTGAGGTCGCTACCCCCCGAAGCCGTAAGCGAAGTGAAGCTGCCCGCGGCCGGCGCAGTGCTGCCGATCGCCGGCGGCGTCGCGAAGTCCTCGCGCAATGCCACCGTGCCGCTCTTGTCGGGCATGCTCCAGGTGCGCGCCGCGGTGGCCACGCTGGCGAACCAGCTGGTGACCGTCCCGGCTGCGTTCTTGAGGTTCAGCTTGAACTGCGTCAGCGCCGGCACGCCGCCCGGGGCGTCTTTCGACTCGAGCGGAACGTAGACGCCATTCACCGCCGGCGGCACCATCAGCGGCTCTTCGCGCGCATCGTCCTGCAGCAGGAACAGCGCCAGGCCCGGGTCGCCCTGCAGGCCCTGCAGGCCGGGCGGTCCCGGAAAAACATCCGGCGCCTCCATGCCGTCGCCAAGCAGTGCGCTGTGCGCAGCGCTTTCTGCCAGCGTCACGCCATGGGATGCCACCTGGATGTTGAGCGACTGGAAATACCGTGCCCACTCCGGCGACACAAACAGCTCGAACTTCTGGCCGCCCACCTGCAGGGTGCCGAATGCAACCCGGGTTGGGGGAGGAACACTAAGCATCGTCGACCGCCACGGCGTGGATGTTGAACGGTACCGGGTCCGAGCAGCGGATGCGGAACACGCGGTCGTTGGCGGTGCCTAGCATCACCCAGCGTACTTTCTGCATCCAGCGCCCGATCGCGCCCAGCGAGCGCAGCAGCTTCGGACCGAAGTTGAAGCCGCCGTCGTTCGAGATCTCCAGCGTCACGTTGCCGCCGTAGCCGGTTGTGCAGGCCAGCTCGAGGCCGCGGAAGGTGATCGGCTCCATGCTGGCCTTGACCATGTGGGGCCAGGTGCGCTCGCGCACGAGCGGATCCGCGCCATAGGCGTAGGTGTACGGGTCGACCAGGTACAGGTTCCCCTGCGCGTCGCCGGCGTACTGGCCGCCATTCACCAGGCAGACCGAGGTCACGCGCAGCGGCGCCCAGCCCGAGCCCCACTCGGCGCGCTCGTGCCATTGCTGCATCGCGGCGTCGTACACCAGCGTGGTGGCCAGGCCGGGCGCGTTGATGCCGATGAACTCGTGGCCGTCCACCTGGTAGGTCCACATGGTGGCCGCGCTGATATCGGTGGACTTGGCCAACATCTGCTCGATCGCCCGGGTGGAGACGCGCACGGGCGCGTGGCCTGCCATACGGTAGACGATGCCCTTGCCGGTGCGGGTCTGGCCGATCCAGAACACGGAGTCGGCGGCGACGATGCCAGCGTTCGGGCCGACGCAGCCGATATCGATCTGCGCCGAGTTGTAGCGCACGAAGGGGAACAGTGCGCCGCCGCTGTCGATCCAGATCTCGGTGGTGTACTCGCCCAGCAGGATCAGCTCGCGGTGCGATACCAGGGCGCCGACGATGTTGTCCGGCTGCGCGTCCGCCGACGAGAAGTCGAGCGCGTCCATCTTGCTCGCGTCGTCGAGCGCGGTGATGTAGAACTGGTCGGTACCGGGCGCCACGAAGATCATGTAGCCGTCGATGTAGCCGACTGACTTCGAGCCGCGCCAGCCGCCCGAGGTGATCGGCGCGAGCACGTTGGTACTCAGGTTGAAGACGTCGCCGCCGGAGCCGCCGACGATCACCAGCTGGCTGTTGTTGTGCGCCATGCCGACTTGTCCCTCGGCGCTCGACAGGGTACCGCGGCTCACGGCGGCGCCTGCGACGATCTCGAGCAGGGTGCCGCCGGCGACCACGAACCAGCGGCCCTCGACGTTGCGCTGGCCACGCACAGGGGCGCCCAGCGACAGGTACAGGGCCAGCCCGGGCGCCGACACCTGCGTCAGCGTGCGGGTCTCGCCCAGGCCCTCGACCTGCTCGAGGTAGCAGTTGATCGCGGTCTGCACCGCCGCCTTGCGGTCGTCCAGGTGGTAGCTGGGGCCGATGCAGGCGATGAAGTTGCGGCCGCTCATCGGTTCCAGCCGGTGAGGATGTTGCCGCTCGTGGCGCGCGGCGCCATCGGGTTGGCCGGCACCATGGCCGGGCGCACGTTGGCGTTCGCCACGTTGAACAGTGCTTCCTTCTTGGCCGCTGCCAGGCCCGGCGTCACGCCGCCGAGCAGTGCCGGAGCCATCGCCACCGCCAGCGAAGCGGCAAATGCGCCCTGGTAGCCGGACGGCAGGGTGTAGGCGGTGTCGAGGTCGGCGAAAGTGGCGAACGGAGCGCGCGTCAACAGGCTGACGGTGTTGCCGGCCGAGGCCGGGTACAGATAGACCGTCGACAGGCCGTCATGTGCATACACTTCCGGCCGGCCGCCCTGGTTCTTCAGGCGGATGTCGTTGTACTGCTGCATAGTGACCAGCGACATGGGATAGCCGTCAGACTGCGCCGAGATGATCTCTTCTCCGGCGGCGATCGCGGCGAAAGTGCCCGCGCCCAGCTGGAGGCTCGGGCCGGTGACGGCGCCCGATGCGATCACGTCCTGCGGCGTCATGTCGCGGCCCGCGCTCCAGTCGTCGGCGATCGCGTTCAGACGGCGCAGGCAGGAGGCCGCCAGGTCCGCGTCGAGCACTTCCCCGGGCGACAGCCGGTTCATGCTCTCGAGCGCGAGGCTGATGATGGTGCGGGCCGTGGTCATGGCTTACTCGCCGGCGGCAGCCGGGGTCTTGGCGCCCTTGGCCGGCTTGGCCGGGGCGACGTAGGCCGGGCCATAGCCTTGTGCGGTCAGCGCCTGGTGTTCGTCTTCATCGTTGGCGACGGCAAAGCCGATGCCTTCGACCAACTTCATGTTCAGTGGGTACATCGTGTTCTCCTGGAAGAGTGGAAGGGAGGGCCGGCCTGCTCGACCGGCCCGGGCCGCCTTAGTTGGTGCGGCGGACAGCGAAGTTCGGCAGCGTCACCGCGGCACCCCACAGGATGTCGAAGCGGCTGACGAACTTGTTGTTGGTGATGTCGAAGCCGCGCACGAAGCGCAGCGAGACGCCGCCCTCGTCGGCCAGCGACGCCTGGTAGGCCATGTCCATGCCGCCCGGCAGTTCCTGCTTGGGCGAGACGAAGGTGATCGCGTCACGGTGCCATACCATGTTCTGGGTGTAGGTTGTGTTCGCAGCGCCCGAGGTGATCGTGATCGCGGCGCCCGCGCCCGGACGCGCAGTCACGTTCTGGTATGCGCCGCCGGCGATGATGGCCGGGCTGCACGGGATGGTTGCGTTTCCGCCTGCATCGGAAGACACCTGGGCGGTCACCAGGAACGACTGCAGCACGCCGGTCGACTGCTTGGTCTCGGGATTGACCGAAAACACGCCCGCGATGGTGAAGGTGTCGCCCTGGTTCAGGCGCAGGGCAGCTGCAGCGGTCCAGCCGTTGGTGACAAGGTTGGTTGTAGCTGCGTATGGGTTGTCGGTGGTACCGCCATTGATCAGGCCTTGGTTCGCGCCGTTCACGACGGGCGCGCCGCCCAGCGGGCCGACCGTGTGCGATGGCACGTTCTGGCTCATTGCGATGTCCAGGCCGGCGCCGGTCTTGATGATGCCGCTCTTGTACTGCTCGGCCAGCACGCCCTGGTTGTTGAACAGGCCCGACAGGCCCGCGACGATGGTGGCGTTTGCGCCCGGCTCGATGGCTGCCATGCGCTTGCCGTCGCGCGGCACGCTCATGCGGTCCAGCGGCACGCCCGCCTGCAGCAGGTCGGCGAAGGTGGCAGGCGGGGTGCCGGGGGTGCCGACGAGCTGGTGGGCGCCGTTCTTCAGGATGTTGCCGACACTGTAGTCCAGGATCGCGGCCAGCTTCAGGCCGGCCGGCTGCAGGTAGCGTTCCTTGAAGGCTTTGCTGACCTTGCCATCGTTGCCGATGGAGGTGGCCAACTCCGTCGAGCCGACCGCAAAATCCAGACCCAGCAGCGGCTGCAGGGTGACCGGCACGCTGCGCTCGGTAATGTCCTGCACGTTGGTAGTCTCGCCTGTGCGATGGGTGAACTGGACCGGCGCACGGGCGTTCACGGTCTGGCCCGGCTTGAGTTCCTTTTCCCACGAATCCTTGTAGTCCGAATTCATGTTGCCCAGGAAGGCGCTGCTGTTGTGCGCGATGCGCAGGACTTCGTTCGTAATGACCTGCGAGGTGACGAGTGCGTTTGCCATGTTTGGCTCCTATTTAGCGTTGTGCCCGTTCCTGGGCATTCGCCCAGGCGATGTAGGCCTTGGTGTTGGATGGATCCGGCATGCCGTTGGGCACGCCGCCGCCGCGCGCCGGTTCCAGCGGCGCAGGGGCGTTGCTCGGCTTTGGCTTGGCCTTCGATTTCTCGGCTTCGAGCTTCTGCTCGAGCTTGGCGATCGCGCGCCCGGCCTGCAGCGCGCTCATCTTCGAAAGGCTTTCTGCTTCATCCGCGTTGTCAGGGTCGGTCAGGTACTCGATGACGCCTTTCGGATCGTCGGCGTGGAAGATCGCGTCGGTGGCAGGCTTGGGCATGCCGCTGCGATCGGCGAGGCCACCGAAGGCCTCATCCAGTTCCGCCGAAAGGGTGTCGAACTTCTCCGGGCCCCATTCCTTGGCGAGTGAGGTCACGACCCCATGGCGGCGCTCGGCCTCGGCCTGCTGCTCGCGCATCGTCGGTGCAAGCTGCTTGGCTTGCTCTGCGATACGCTGGTTCAGTTCGGCACGGGTCAGCGTCACGGGCTCGTCGTCGTCCGCCTGGCTGGATTGCTGGTGTTGCTGTTGCTGCTGCCCTACGGCCGGCACATTGGCGCGCAGTTCGTACTTCTGGCGGGTCAGGTTGTCGACGCGGCGGCGCAGGCGGTCGATCTCGCGCTGTTCCGGGGTCTTTTCCTTCTTCGCTTCCGCTGCCGGTTCCTTGCCCTCGCCACCACCGGCGCCGCCATCTCCTTCGCCCGGGTTGCCCTGGGTGATCTCGTGTTCGGCGCCGTTGTTCACGGTTTCGCCCGCCGCGGCGGCGGTGCCGCCAGTTGGCAATGCGTTGTTGTTCGGGTCCAAAGTCATGCTCCTTGTTGTGGGTCAGGCAAAGAAAAACCCGCCGGCGGCGGGTTCAGGGTTTGCTGCTGGGCAGCGGAATCGTCTGGCGCGGGCGCCGGGTCGGATGGATCGGGCGGCACCGGCGCAGCTGCTTCGGGCGGCGGCGGTTCGACGGGCTGCCCGGGCTGTTGCTGAGCCGCATTCGGCTGATCCATCTCGCCCGGTAGCGGGTCGGGGTGGCTCAGCATGGTATTGATCGTCTGCGCGACCATCAGCTGGATCTGCTCCGGCGTCATGGCCGTGCTGGTCAGCTGCAGGCGCTTGGTCTCGGCGTCGTAGGCCTTGATGTCCAGCTCGCGCGCCCTGGCATCGAGCTCGGCGCTCTTGTCGCGCAGCTTCTGCTCGGCCTGGTCGGCCTCGGCCTGCGCATCGTGGGCGTGCTGGATCGCTTCCTTCAGCGCCTCCTGCGCCTTCTCTACCTGCTGCAGCAGCTGCTCGGGCTTCGGCTGCTTAGCGGTATCCGGGTTCAGGATCGCCTGCACCGCCGGCGGCGCCATCGCGGCCAGCACCTGGGCCAGCTTGTCGGCGTGCGGAATGTCCAGGTTCTGAGCCCACAGCGGCGCGATCGCCGGCGTCATGTTCGGATTGTTGCGCATGACCTCCGCCAGGGCGGTCTGGGCCTGGCTCCGCTGGGTGCTGTAGCTCGCGCCCACCACCACGCGCACATCGTACGAACCGACGTTCGGGTTGATGCTGATGCCCTGGTCGGTCTGCTCCACGGCCTGCTTCTGCTCGGGATCGACCGTAATGCTCGCCGGCTTCATGTCGATGCCCAGGATGCGCTGCTGCCGCTTGGTGTCGATCAGCCGCGCCGACATCTGCACCACGATGCGCCCCACCTGGCCCAGCGACGCGGCCAAGTTCTGCGGGAAGTGCGCCGTGGACGCCTCGCCTTGTTCCTTGCGTGCGTCGATCGCCACGCCCGAGCTTTCGTTGCTCGGTGCGCCCAGGTTGGCCTGGTACATGCCGATCGAGGCCTCGAGGTCGTGCAGCGCTTCCTGCGCGCCGACGATGTGGTTCTGAAGGTTGACCGCGACGTTCGGCCGGGTGGGCGCGTGCACTGGCTGGCCGGTTTCGTCAACGTCGTTGTACGGCAGGTAGGCGCGCGAGTCGGTCGAGGCGCGGTCCCACAGCGCTTCCAGCCCGCGGATTGCCCGCACCGACGCCATGTACGGCGCCTTCGGTGCGCTTGCCATGTAGGCCAGCTCCTCGGACTTGTGGTAGTTGTATGCTCGCTGCGGGTTCATCGCCCGCCGCGGGATGCCGCAGTACTTCAGGCGACCCTCGCTGATGCCCCAGTAGCCGTACACCGGCACGATGCCGATATGATCGGCTGGGTACAAAGCCTCGCTGCCGTCCTGGTTCTTGACCGTTTCCAGGATCGCTGCGCCGCTCATCGTGCGCCACTTCACGCACCGGACCTTGTCGCGGTAGTTGCGCAGGAACTGCAGCTGGAGCCCGGCAGCCTGGCACGCAGCATGGTATTCGTCTTCCGTGCCCGTGACGTCCTGCCCGTCCTGGCCGGCCCAGATGATGACGTTGCGGGTCTGGTCTTCCTTGTACCATTGCTCGGCGACCACGATCGATTTGCGCTCACCATGGCCGTCCGTGTGCCGCTGGTCGGCGCCGAAGCTGACCTTTTCGGCCTTGGCGCCATACCTGCGCTCGAACTCACGCTCGCTCATCGAGGTGAGCAGGTAGCCGAAGGTGGCGTCGCTGCCGTCCAGCTGCACGCTCCAAGGGTCGAAGACCACGCGCAGCGGATCCGCCTCGGCGCAGATGCGCGGCTCCTGGTAGCCCAGCGCGCGGTCAACGTATTCCGGCCGCACGATCAGGTAGCCCACGCCCGTGCGAGCCGCCGAGGTCAGCGCGATCCCGTAGTGGGTCTGCGCGCGGCTGGCGTATTCGATGTGACGCAGCATGCCGTCGAGCTGCTCGGACACCTTGATGTCGGAGCCCGAGCCCACCGGCACGGTGTGGATCGACGGTGGTGACTTCACCACCTGGCCGGACACGTTCGCCACGTACTGCCCGGTGTGGTCCATCACCAGGCACGGCCGCGCGCCGCCCGGGTCGGTTTCGCGCGCGCGCTTGATCGTCTCATCCCACTGCTGCGGGTTGGACGGGTCGGAGAATTTCAGGTCCTCCTCGATCTGGATGCGCTGCTCGCGCGTCGCCTCGATCGCGTCCTGGTACATCTCCTGCGCCTGCTTGAGGTCATTCGCCATTACAAAGCCCTTGCGCCGCTCGCGGCGGATTTGGTGAAGTCATACGGTTGTTTCTGCTTGTCTCGGACCATGAAGCACATCATCAGGGCGTCGGCCATATTCGGCGACGGAATCTTCTTCGCGCGCATTTCGTCCTTGCTGACCAGCTGGATCATCTTCGAGCCGGCAGTGCGCTTACGCTGCTGGCGTACCAGCTCGGTCTTCAGCTGCTGCAGGTCTTTGATGTCGCTCGACAGGCTGATCATCGTCGCCGGATCGTGGTACTCGCCCTTAACCAGTGCCTCGTAGGTGCGCTTGAAGCGGTCGCGCAGCAGCCACCAGCCCATGGCGCGCAGGTTGCGGAACACGTCCTCGTTCTTGCGATCCTTCTCGTAGACGCCCGGCCATGGCGAGTCGCCGGCACCGAAGCCCTGCACATCGATGTCGCGCCCGGCGATGCGCTCCTTCAGGCCAACCTTTACGCCGGCGCCGACGCCAATGCTGTCGTACACGATGATGTTGGCCCGGTGCTCGAAGGCGTCGTCGAAGGTGCGGGTGATAGCGTCGTCGATATCGCCCTCGGTCCAGCGCGTCACGTCCTGGACCAGCATGCCGTAGCGCTTAGCCACGGACTTCGCATCGCTGCCGCTGTCTGCCGGGTCGAAGCCGATCACGCGGTCGCCCCGGGGCGTGTAGTTCAGTTTCTTGTGCGCGTCGATGGCGGCGTCGATCCATTCCGGCTCGATCACCGAGTCCTCATAGTCGGCGTTGCACTCGCCCTCCCAGACGTGCAGGTACTTCTTGAAGTTGCTGGCCTTGTCGCGCTCCATCTCGATGCGCAGCACCTCCGGGAAGCGCGGGTTGTCCCGGTAAGACACCTTACGCACGTAGGTGTAATCGTCCTCGTAGACCCCGGGCCGTCCCGCTGCGATCTCGGCGTTGATGTGCTCGATGTACGGCAGCACGAAGCGCTTGTACGTCGGCGCGTCGGGCTCGTTCGGGTTGAAGCTGATCCAGATTTCGGAGTCTGCCTCGCGGATCGTCGGGACCAGCACCTTCCAACTGTTCTCGCTGACGTTTTCCGCCTCCTCGA